AGCACCCGGCGTCTGGTCACTGCAATGTCAATACAATTACAAGAAACAAGGAACGTGGACACCGAGTGCTCCATTCGATGTAGATTATTTAGTAGTAGCGGGTGGAGGTGCAGGGGGAACAAACCATGGTGGAGGTGGTGGAGCTGGAGGATATCGTACATCTTTTCCAGGAGGAACAAAAATTACATTAACAGGTGGAACATCTTATCCAATTACAGTAGGAGCAGGTGGAACAGGAGCATGTGTAGGAAGTCCAGGTAATCCTTCAATATTTTCAACAATTACAAGTACAGGTGGAGGTAGAGGAGTTAATGATGGAGCAGGTGAAGCAGGAGGATCAGGTGGTGGAGGTGGAGCTTCAGCTCCAGGAGCAGGAGGAGCAGGAAACAGTCCACCAACAAGTCCACCACAAGGAAATCCTGGAGGATCAGGACCATCTTTATATAATGGAGCAGGAGGTGGAGGAGCAGGTGCTACTGGATCAAATACTCCTGGATCAGGAGGAGGACCCGGAGGAGCAGGATCTCCAAATTCAATTTCAGGTAGTGCAGTAACTTATGCTGGAGGAGGAGGTGGAGGATCTTATACTGGAGCTGGGTCACCAGGACCAGCAGGCACTGGAGGATCAGGAGGTGGAGGAGCAGGAGCAGTAGGTCCTAATGGAACAGGAACACCAGGTACAGTTAATACTGGAGGTGGAGGTGGAGGTGGAGCAGGACCTGCATTATCACCTGGAACTAATTATGGAGGATCAGGGGGTTCAGGAATCATTATTATTAGAGCACCAGGTGGAGCAGTATTTAATGTATCACCAGGCACAAATACAGTAACTACATTACCAGCCCCAGCAGGAGGTTGTAAAGTAGCGACATTTACTGTATCAGGTACTTTAACTACATAAAATTATGTACTTTAAATTTTTAATAAACTATTATATAAACAATTAAGGAGTAAAAAATATGGCACATTTTGCAGAAGTAAACAGTTACGGTTTAGTATTAAGAGTTGTTGTAATAGATAACAATGACGTAAACGCAAATGGCGGTGATCAATCAGTTGGAGCTGAAGAAGCGGTTAAAAAAATTGTTCCTTTCACAACAGGAAACAGATGGGTTCAAACTTCTTATAATAATAATTTCAGAAAACAATATGCTGGAATTGGTTACACGTTTGATTCCACAAAAAACAAATTCATTGCACCTCAACCTTTTGCATCTTGGTCACTCGATGCTAATGACGACTGGCAAGCACCCGTTGCATATCCAACAGTTACAACTTATGGAGATAATGTAAGATACATGATTTCTTGGGATGAAGCTGGACAAAGATGGATTGGTAAAGACGATCAAAATAATTCATTCGCTTGGTCACCTGAAACTTCATCTTGGATTGCTACAGGCAATTAAAGAATTTTAAAAACGGAGTAAGATCATGGGATCACCCAATGGCGGTATCATAGGCGTAGTTAATCCAACATCGTTTGGAAAGTGTACTGTCACATCCGTTACATCATCGACACCCGCACAACCAGTTCAACCAGGAACAAGATTAATTAATGCAACTCTTGTTGCAGGTGGTGGTTCTGGTGCAAGAGCTGACGTTGGTGGTGGAGGCGGAGCAGGTGGTGTTCTAAATCAAAATAATATTTCAATAAGTGGAAGTTTTCCAATAACAATTGGAGGAGGTGGAGCAGCAATTAATGCTCCAACTTTAGCACAAGGTAATGCTGGTAGTGATACAACTATCATAGCATGTGGAACAACTTACACAGCAATAGGTGGAGGTTATGGTGGAGGAGCTGCTTCATTTATAGTTTCTCCAGGTGGACCAGGTGGTTCAGGTGGAGGAGGTGGTAATGCACCACCCGCTCCAGGTGGAACAGGAACTACTGGACAAGGAAATCCAGGTTCTCAATCATTTTCACCAGCAGGTGGTGGAGGTGGTGGAGCTTCTCAACCAGGTGGAACTTCTCCAGGTGGATCTAATGGAGCTCCTGGCGGCAATGGAACAGATGTAAGTCCATTATTTGGACCAGGTTTACCTAATTCAGGAGTTTATGGTGGTGGTGGTGGAGGTTCAGGAGATGGACCAGGTGGTGGAATAGGTGGTAATGGGGGAACAGGTGGTGGAGGAACAGGATCTGGTCCTGGTCTACCAAATGGAGCACCTGGAACAGTTAACACCGGAGGTGGTGGAGGAGCAGGAGAAAATACAAGAGGAAATTCAGGAGCCGGCGGTTCAGGAATCGTTATCGTAAAAGAATTAAACAAGGCCAGTGGATCGTGGCCGTTGAGAGCGCAGTTTCAATCGCAGAAAAGCGGAACGTGGCCGAAGCCATTAATATCAGTTGACGTAGATTATTTAGTCGTGGCCGGTGGAGCTGGAGGTGGAGGAAATCAAAATTCATGGGGATCAGGAGGAGGAGGAGCCGGTGGTTATCGTACTTCATTTCCAGGTGGAACAAAAATAACATTATCAGCATATGGAGCAACAAGTTATCCAATTACAGTAGGAGCAGGAGGTGCAGGAGGAAGTAATACACCTTCTTGTATAGGTGCTCCTCAATCTCAAAGTGCTTCAGGTTCTCCTTCAATATTTTCAACAATTACAAGTACAGGTGGAGGTGGAGCTATTAATAGTGGAAATGGAACACCAGGAGGATCAGGTGGCGGAGCATCTGCACCTTATAATGCGGGTGGACCAGTTGGAACAGGATCTGGAGGAACAGGAACACCAGGACAAGGTAATCCTGGTGGATCAGCTTTAGGACATGGTGATAATACTTCTCCTGTTTATCAAAGAGCAGGCGGAGGAGGCGGAGGAGGAGCAGGTGGTGCTGGAAGTGCAAGTCCAGGATCTCCTAGTGCAGGACCTTGGCCAGGTGGTGCAGGTGGTCCAGGATCAGCAAATAGTATTTCAGGAAATCCAGTGACTTATGCTGGCGGCGGTGGAGGTGGAGTTTCTAACACACCTTGTGGAAATACTGCAGGAGCAGGAGGACCAGGAGGCGGTGGAGGAGGATATGCAGGGCCTACACCTGGAGGATCAGCAACTGCAGGTACAGTTAACACTGGAGGTGGTGGCGGAGGTGGAGGATATTCTTCAGCAGGAGGATCAGGCGGTTCAGGTATTGTTATTTTAAGAGCACCAGGATCAGCAAATATTTCAGCAAGTCCTGGAACAAACACAGTTACAACATTACCGGCACCAGCTGGAGGTTGTAAAGTGGCTACATTCACGGTTTCTGGAGATTTAACAATAAGTTAATTTACACTTTACAAATCCTATAGAAAATAATATATAGAATTTAGAAATGAACTTACAGAATTACTACTACTACTTTCAGAGTGCACTCACACCTAGATTTTGTGATGAGTTAATTAAATATGGAATTTCACAACAAGAACAATTAGCATTAACAGGTGGTCAAACTGAAAAAGTAAATAAAGGAAAACCTTTAGAAGAAAAAGATATAATAGATTTAAAAAAGAAAAGAGATTCAAATATTGTATGGTTAAATGATCGTTGGATCTATAAAGAGATACAACCATTTATACATCAAGCGAATAGATTAGCTGGTTGGAATTTTGATTGGGATTTTTCAGAGTCATGTCAATTTACAAAATATAAATTAAATCAATTTTATGATTGGCATTGTGATAGTTGGGAAGCTCCATATGCGAATCCCGATAATAAAGACACAAATGGAAAAATTAGAAAATTATCAGTTACATGTTCTTTGTCAGCTCCAGAAGATTATGAAGGTGGAGAATTAGAATTTGATTTTAGAAATATGGATCCTGATAAACCAACTGTGAGAAAGTGTGCTGAAATTGCGCCACGTGGTTCAATTGTAGTATTTCCATCTCATGTTTGGCATAGAGTTAAACCAGTAACGAAAGGAACGAGATATTCATTGGTTATTTGGAACCTTGGATATCCATTTAGATAATGGCAAAAACAGATCAATTACAAGCATCGGTATATTTTAGTTCACCAGTTTATTCTATAGAAATTCCAGAATGGGTGAATGATGTAAATAAAGTTTGTGATAAATATATAAAAGATGCAAAGAAGAATAATGCAAAAATTATTAAAGAACGAGAAAAAAAATTAGGTAAAAAAATAGGTGATCATGGAATGAGTTATCATTCTACATCTTTAGTAGGTGATCCTGGTTTAAAAGAATTACAAGATTATATTGGAGCAACTAGTTGGAATTGCCTAGATCATATGGGTTATGATTTAAAGAATTACGAATTATTTTGGACTGAATTCTGGGTACAAGAATTTGGTGAAAAAGGAGGTGGGCATCACGAAGGTCATATGCACTATGATAACCATATATCTGGTTTTTATTTTTTAAAATGTAGTGAAAAAACTTCAATGCCAGTATTCCATGATCCAAGACCAGCTAAACTTATTACACAGTTAC